AATCTCAAGCATGGCAAGTCTATCTAAGATGATTGGTGTTTACACGATTGCAGAGCAATCCTCTGTGATCGAAGGGGCATTGGGCGCCCCTCCGGCAAGCCCCGCTGTTATGGAGCTTGATTCCTGCAGAAAGATAATCCGGATGGTTCATCAGTCGGAAGCCTTGTGGGCTGAAAACTGGACCAAAAGGATACTCGGTGATAGTGGTTTAATCACCGAGATCTTCGCAGGTTATCGAAGTTTCCGAAACAGTGAGACCATGGCATATGATACCACGACCACACCGTTTGAGAACCTTCTTCGTAGCACAAGGATGATGGAGTGCTACGCTTCATGTCTGACAGAATATCAAGTCAGATACGAGATTCGAGGTTCCAAAGGCTTCCCTTTATTGGGCAGCGCCTCTGGGAGAGGAATGAGATGCAATTTTTGGGTCCTAACCGACTCTGAGATTGCTAGGGCAATAGGCTTCTTTTGGCATGCCGCCGACCTTGGTGTGCTAGAAAAGTCTTTAAAGTACTTAACCGCACACCTTCTTGCGGTTGCACTTAGGCAAAAAGAACTGCCTGCAGCTCCAAAATGGGTCTCAGATCTTGAGGAGTATAAGTACATCTTTCCTTGCCCTTCTTACATTAGTTGGTGGAAGGCGGTCTTGCTACGTAAGCGCTTGCGCACGTTCGCGGCCACTTTCGCCTACAACATCTACCAATGTAAGAATGCCTCCCTCCCCCCTTCGAGATCCTTCGTTGACGCGGCTCTTGAGAAACACAAAGAGATTCTTTGTGGCCCACACGTTGATCCGATGACAGATGAAAATCCGTTATCGGAGAAGATGGAAGATTCCATCCAACGAGCAGTCCAGGAGATCTTTGGCTGCACCAACTCATTCACAAAAAAGATCGTGGATGACCTGGGCAATGAGAGTTTCATTGAGCGTCACCCCCGTAGTGAACACCTACCTCACAGTAAGTTCCCTTCATTGGGCGCTTCCGAGTTTGTAGGCCGACACAACGGTGGAGCATACGGAGAGATTTCTTATGAGGTTAATGGAAAACGAATTGAGTACATAAAGGAGACTAAACAAACGATCTACCGGCTACCAGGATTTCGTGTCTTCCTAGGTTTTGCTAGGCATCCCAAAAAGGATTACCTAGTTGAACCCGTCTACGGGTCTGTTGACCCTGAGGACATGTTCGAGTTGGAGGAGGCCTCTCGCCAATTCGCCTTTTCAGGTGAATCTGCTTTTGGTCCCTCTTACCCGTACGTCCATGAAAGACACGAATCCCTTTCTTACCTAAACAACATACTAAAAGGTGAGATTCTTGTTGGTCCACTTAAGAACTTGGACCCTCTTGACTATCCACAACTGGTTGAGATTCAGACGGACTTGTTAAAGAAGCAGTTAGTGCTTCATTGCAAGTTTGATTCAGATCAAGAACAGTGGGAGAATCAGAGATCAACAAGAGGTAGAGTAAGAGCTACGGTAGTTCCACTCCTAGAAGCGTTTAAGGTTAGGACAATCACAAAGGGTCAAGTTGAGCAATACCATCTAGCTCGTCGTTGGCAGTCTGAGATCTGGGGAAGGATGTCTCGTTTCCACAACGCCCAACTTATCGGGCGTCCGTGCTCAGCCGAGTTTCTCACGAAACACGTGCTGCAGCACCCTTGGAATGAGGGCATCAACCGAAAGGAGGCTTTTTATGTATCTGGAGATTATGAGTCAGCAACGGATTTACTAAATCCTTGGCTGTCCACACTCTCTCAAGATTACATTTCAAAGGCTCTCGGTATCCCCCTGGAGGACCAATCGGTTCTCCTTAACTGCCTGACGGGACACTTGCTCAACTACGACGGGGGAAACATGACAGAAAGGGAATACAGAAGACAGACATGGGGACAGTTAATGGGTTCGCCTACTAGCTTTCCCGTTCTATGTTTGATCAATCTGGCTGCCACCCGCCTCTCATATGAGATCAGAGACGGTAAGAAGTACAAGCTCCGGGACCTCCCTATGGTGGTCAACGGAGATGATATTCTGTTCGTGGCACGAGATTCCCAACATTATAGATCATGGAAAGAGATTACAGGTTTCTGTGGTCTCAAATT